GATATAGTAACTGGGAAAGGCTATCAAACTGCTAATGACGTTTTGGCTACACTTGAAAATTATGATTTCAGTACAAATAATAATTTATTAAAAGATCCAATTGGGTTATCAAGTGAGTACTGGACAACACAAGGAACTGTAAGCCGAAATCAGGATGATCCAGATGGTGGTGAAAACGCAGTATTACTTACGCCTTCTGGAAGTGAAGGATATATTCAAGCAAGAGTTGATACAAATAATCCATTTACAGTCACAGATACAAAATATTGTTTTGGTGTTTGGTTGAAAGCTTCAACTACATATACACATAGCAGTGCTAAATCTATTAAATTACATTTTAATAACACAGCGTCTGCTGAAATATATCCAACAACAGATTGGCGATATTATTCAATGGAAATTACTGTGTCAACGATAGCAAGTTCAAATTTAGTGACAATTTGTGGTAACAATACATTCACATCATCAGACGGATATAATCTGTATGTTTATAACCCATGTGTAACTACATCTGAAAATCGTGGTGAATATTTTAACAAACTACTCGGCGGTTCAGATGGATGGGCTATGACAGAATCAGGTAAACTTTACATTAATGCGACAGCTATCGCTGTGGATGATTTATATGCAATGGGTGCTACAATTGGTGGATTTACAATAGATTCTGACTCTATAAGAAGTGGGGCTAAAAATGCTACTACTGATGGTGCAATTACATTAAGCACAGTTGATTTTGCTAGAAGAATAGGAACAGCCGATACTCCTAGCGATATATATTATGATCCTACTAATTTAAGATTTGCACTAGGGAATAATTTTGGTATTGCATCTGATGGTACTACATACATGACGAACGCAAAACTTTCTGGTAAGATAAAGGTTATTAATGGTGGAGCAGTAGGAGGTTTTACTATTGAAGATGGAGCTTTAACTGCTAAATCGCAAAATAATCTTAGACTTTCTGGTGCAACTTTTTCGAGAGAACTGGGAAGTTCTAAAACGCTTAGAACTGGTTTGTGTTTTGCAATCGGAAATAATCTAGGACTTGAGGCGGGCGGAGATATATATTGTCTTAGCTTAGACGCTGAATGGTCCGTAAGATCAAAATATGGTTATTTTGATAATTCTGATGAACGAATTAAAAATATTCAACACAGTCTTGATGAAAAATATCTTGATCTATTTATGGCAATAAAGCCAATAGTATTTAAATGGAAAAATCCAGAGAATACCAAAACTCATTTCGGTATTGGAGCGCAAACATTTAAAAAAGATTCAGAAGAATTAGGTTACGAGAATTTAGGAATTGTTGACGATAAAAACCCTGATTTACTAACTGTTAATTATTCTGAGCTTCTTATGCTTGCTGTTCCTGTCGTTCAAGAGCATGAAAAGAAAATTATGAAACTTGAAGAAGAAAATAAGAAATTAAAATAGCAAATAAATAATTTAGAAAATCGTATTGCAAGCTTTGAAAAATTACTAATTGATAAAAAATAAAAATTTTTTATAAGGACAAAATTGAATAATATTTTTTAATTAACTTTAATAAAATATATAGAAGGCGGCGGGTGTAGTAAATGTATTACATTCGCTACTTTTTTATTAAAGGAAGGGGAAAATATTATGGAATTAATTAAACAATATGATACAACAACTATTGTTGAGGTGATTGTCTTATTTGCATTAATGATCAAAGGTGTTATCTCCTTTGGAGAATGGGCCTTTTCTAAAATAAGAAAAGTCGTTAAAAAGGCAGATGAACCCGAGATTATTAAGAGTGATATAGAATAGCAATCAAAAGAGATAAGTTAGATGCAGGCATCTATTAATCAAATGATGAAAAAAATAGATACGTTAATTGCTAGCGACAAGGATGATATAAAAGCTTTTATCACGCGGGAACACCATTACTTTGTATATCAAAAAGGATGGATTGATGATTATAGTTTAGATTGTATAGAAAAAAGATATGATCATTATGTAGATGAAGGCGGGAACTCGTTTATAAAAGGACTAATGTAGGAAATTAGAAAGCTACCTAAAAAGCCGACAGAAGACAGCTTGAAAAAATAAAAATTTTATGGTATACTAGGATCAAGAAAAAATTTAAAGAAGGTGAATAATATGTATACTTTAGCAATTGATGCTTCTACGAAGGCAAGCGGGGTGGCGATCTTTAATGACAATAAGCTAGAAAAATATAAATGCATCTAGTGTAATAATTACAATGTGCTAGATCGAATAGATTTTATGATGGAATAGATTTAGGATGTGTACCTACAATATGCGCCGTAGGTAATTGTAATGTAGGATGTACTACCTGAAGAGGTGGGTCATAATCAGAATGTTTATAAAGCTTTAATTTATTTACAAGCAGTGCTTGTTACAATGTTTCATAAATACAATAGAGTAGTTAAATTGGTTACTGCTAGTCACTGGCGGAAATAGTGTGGAATTAAAACGGGACGTGGAATAACGAGAGATGTTTTAAAACGTAGCAGTCAGAATCTTATAAAAGGTATTTATGGGATAGATGTTTCAGATGATATAAGTGATGCTATATGTATAGGCTTAGCAGAACTAAAAGAACGGAGCGGGAAATGATATCCCGCTCCGTATTTTTTATTTACCAGTACTACCAAATCCTCCAGCTCCACGAACCGTTTCATTAAGTTCATTAACTTCTTCCATATCCCATACTAAGAAAGGCATAACTATTAGTTGAGCAATTTTTTCATATGGTTCAATCATTCGAGGTTTTTCTGAATCGTTATGGAGTGCTACAATAACATCTCCTCTGTAATCGGAATCTATAACCTTTATGTTATTGTAGAGGCTTTTTATCCTCTACTTCTTATAATTTCTTATAAGTCCAGCATATCTTTTCACTTAGCTAAGTGCCGCGGCCTCGTGGGAAGATTATATTCTTAAATTAAGGTTCACTTCCTATGCGTTGCCCCTGACCATAATATTATTTATAGCCTTCGGTTCGGGTTAGCTTGCTCTTTAGTTTAGCCTTCCCGCTTAATTCCGCAGTTTAATGTCGGCGTTATTATTTTTGTATAAAATTACTAGTTTCTAATAGCAAATCTTCTAATTTTAAATTATCATAATGAGTATAAGGAATGCGAATAAGAGGAATTTTATTATTTTTACACCATTCATTTTTCATTAAGTCATGTTTATGAGTAGTTTCATAATCAAACAGGCTACTTTCTTGAAAATGTTGTTTACCATCATATTCAATTAAATATTTATTATTAATATAAAAATCAAATGGCAAACGGTTTTTATCTTTACAAGAATTAAAACGTTTTTCTCTTTCATAAGGAATATTTGCTTGTTTTAATAAATTTTCTATTTTAATATTTCCATGGGAATTATTTCCACATAGTCCACAACTTTGAGAATTGCCATTTTTTAAATTAGAAGCTAAAACTTTAACCTTATTTCCACATGAACATTGACATAGCCATTGTACACTTTTACGATTAGAAGAAAAAATTTTATCTTCGCATCTTTCTAATACAGTAAGATTACCAAATTGTTGACCAATTAAATTCTAAAAATTAAGACCTCTTCCATTTTCTAAAGCTTGTTTACTTAAACACCCACAACTTTTGGCTTCTCCATTTACAAGTCTTGCTGAACTTACTTCTACGATATTTCCACAATCACATTTACATAGCCATTTTATACTTCCTGCAGCATCCCTACTTTTTGTTTTTTCTAAAACAAGCAGATGATTAATTTTTTGCCCTGTTAAATCATATTTAGTAATGATTCTTTCTTTGCCTTTTAAATTAGCATCATACCATATTTTAGTAATCATGCCACGAGAAACATTATATTTATTAGCTAATTGAGTAGAAGTAATTTTTGTTCCATATGCAGCAAGAATTTCTTGTTTATCTTCTTCAGATAATTTATAATTTTGAACACTTTTTGTATCAAATCCAATCTTTTTAGCATAATTTAAAATGGTACTTTTACTACAATTAAAATGTTCTCCCATTTTTCTGGAACTTTTTAATTCTTTATACTTATTAATAAATTCCTAATCATTTTTCCATGCTTGAATTTTTGCACTCATATTTTTTCCCCTTTTAATTAATTTTTATATTTATTGATATAATATATAAAAATTGATTAAGGCGCCATAATCATTCTTGTCCTTCAAATTAAAAATTTTTTAAAATTCACCGACACAATTTGAAGGTCGTAATCCCTACTTAGTGGCAAGACCGCTTCGCGCGAACACTCCCATGAAATATCCTTCTGGAATCTAAAAAGCAAGACCTGTAGGAATTTTTATTGTTTCATGCGGGTGCAGCCATATGGATTTATTAATGCAGGCAAATACATCATAACCTGCGGCGGCCGCACTTCCATGCTAGGGTAATCTTGCATTCTAGTTTAGTTTCTTAATTTTAATCGGTATATTCATCTCTGTCCTCCGTATATTCAGGCATCACATAAGATTCAGGTGCTTTCTCTTCATTAAAATCTTTAGTAAGAAGTACACGATGCCATTCATCAACAACTTCACCTTTAGATTTACAATTTTTAATTTCATCACTAGATTTAATGACAGTATACTGCCCGCTCTTTTTGGCGTCTTCAATTAACTGTTTTGCTTCTTCCGCAGTATCGCATCTATATTGTTCTGTTACTTTAATCAAATAAGTCATATTATCTCCTTATATATAAATAAATCTTGTTTTTACTTTAGAATATCTTGCTCTTTCTTTTTCTTTTGTCTCTTGTTCAATTTTCTTAGCATATTCGCGCGGCCCGCTAAAGACAGCCTCTTCTACATCTTGCATATTGGCAATAAAAGAAGCAATATCTTCAACCGGCATCTGATACTCTTCCATAGTTTCTTTATGGCTATATTTTTCACTTCTAATAAAAACAGTTTGGTTTTTTATGCCTAAATTTATTTTACAAATTAGTGTCGCCATAATATCCTCCTTAGACCTAGATTACCGCATTATCATATGGGAATAAATAATAAGCATAAGGTTCATCATCTATTCGTAGCCATATTTCAAAATTTTTATCAGGTTGTTCTTCTATTGATAATATTTCTCCTCTATCCGTGCAACAACCTATACATTCTGAAGCGGCAAGTGCTGGCGGATTAGGATTTTGGTTTTCATACATATGGAATATGGTAATATCACTACGTTCTTTGCAATATAACATTCCATAACAATCACATTGCATATTGAAAAAGTCTTCTATTTTCTTTTGCGCTCCTGCAATTTCTACATGAGTTAAAGGTTTAAAATGTTTTTTATCGGACATTAATTGTTTATTAGCGTCATATAATGTCCCCATTGAAATTTCTGCCATATGTTTTCCTTTCTATATAAATAATTATATCATAAAATTTCTAATTCGTCAAGTTTAATAATTTGTTGATTAGAACTTCCTCGAAGAGGAAGAGTAACATCTCTTAATTTATCTTCGTATCTGCCATCAATTAAATAATTTGCTTGTTTTAAAATGCAAATTATCCTCTCATCTTGTCTCTCTAATAATTCTTTGAAAGTATATCCAGACCAAATAAAAATTTTTATGTTAGGATAAGCAGTTCTTACTGCAGTTACAATATTGCATACAAGGTCTAGGTTTTGTTCACATAAGGGTTCACCGCCTAAGACACTAAAGTTTCTAGTTATACCATTTGCGGAAATGGCTTTTACGATTTCACCACGAATATCTTCAGGTACCTCATAGCCTCCATCAAAATCCCACGTTTCTGGATTATGGCAATTTTCACAATGAAACGGGCAACCCTGTGTCCAAAAGGATACGCAAACATTCTCTCCATCAACGATATCATTTTTCATTAATCCCGCATAACGCATTATGATTCACTTCTTTCTGTTAATAATTTTTCAATAAATATTGCTCCAAAAGAATTTCCTAAAATTACTAATAACATTTTTATTGTATTTATAAAACTAATATTCGCTATGTAGTAAGGAAAGTCTGCTATGCAGTGTTCTGCTCCTATTAAAATAAATATTACAACTGCCATAGAAGTCATTAATTGTTTTTTACTTTTTACCGCAAAATGAATTAATGTGCCACATATAAATCCATTTGCAAACATTTGTAAAAAGGTTTTATTGAATTTAAGTAAAGCTTTTTCATAAAAAATACTATTAAAAGCAGGGTTACATAGGCTAAATATTCCTACGCATATAAGAACCCCTATAAAGTTATCAATTAATATATTTAATAAATCTGATTTCTTACGTTGCGAGATAAAACCTATTTGTCCTGTATAAAGCGGGAGCTGTAAATCTATTATAGTTAATAAACCAAAACTAAACAAAAAAGCCCCTAAGACAGGATTAGCGGCCAGGGTGTTAACTACAACACCCAGGCCAATAAGGAACCCCGCAACAATTGATTTGCGTGTTAGCATTATTTTTCCCATCCTTCTAATAAATTACTATGTTTAAATCGTTTTTCTACTTCCTCTTGTTTACCTAGATTAAAAGCAGTGGTATAATTACCTGTTAAATAACCAGTTACTCTGCGGAGACGTTGAATATTTTTACTTCCGCATTGCGGACAAGTATCATTAATTTCATCAGTATATCCGCAATCCATGCACATATCATTTGGAACATTCACGGCAAAATATGGGATATCTTTATCCATAGCATAGTTTACTATTGTTTCTAATGCATCAAGATTATTTTTAACTCCGCCATCTAACTCAACATAAGTAATACATCCCGCAGAACTATATGGAGTTAATTCTGCCTCAATATCAATTTTATCGAATGGACTTATCTCTTTCCATACTGGAACATGCATTGAATTAGTAAAGAATTTATTTTCAGATACGTTAGGAATTTCTCCATATCTTTCTTTAAATCGTGTCATTGCCGTATAACATAAATTTTCAGCAGGAGTATAATAAACTCCGAAATTTAATTTATATTCTTGCTTGAATTCTGCACACCTGTCTTTAAATAATTGTTCAATACGTTTAGCTAATTCCATACCTTCTGGCGTTGTGTGATCTTTACCAATAAGAATTTGTAAACATTCAGCTAAGCCTAATTGACCTAAAGCAAGTGTACCATGACGTAATGCACTGCGGATACCTTCTTCTGGAACATATCCTTCCATTGTTCCATTTTCCCACATAAATTTTGCGGAAGTTGGAGATTGAGAACAGATATATTCAAATCTTCCAATTAACATATCTTTAGCTTGATAAATTTTTTCATCAAGTAATCTAAAAAAATATTCTACAATATTAGTATCAAAATGACTAATTTGTCTTTCTTTTGCATCCATAGCAATAGTAGGAAGAATAATGGTTACTGGACAAATATTACCGCGGCCATCTTTTGTTTGACCCATACCGTTAATATCAAATCCGTTTGCTGTTCTACATCCCATCGTGCTGAAATAAGTTTTAGGGTCATTACGATCGTAACCTTCATTACCTGTCCAGTCTACATTAGCATAATTTGGATATAAACGTTGAGCAGTAGACTTTAATGCTAATTTAAAAAGATCATAATTAGGATCTCCGAGCTTTCTATTTACCCCTTTCATACATTGAAAAATTCCACATGGGAAAATACTGGTTTTATGTAATGCGCCAATACCTTCAATAGATACATCAAGTAATGCTTTAATTACCATACGACCTTCTGGAAGAGTACAAGTACCATAATTAATTGAAGTAAATGGTAGTTGATTTCCGCTTCTACTTTGCAGTGTATTAAGATTATGATACATACCTTCTACCGCTTGATACGTTTCACGCTCTGTCATATCCATAGCATATTGATATGCTTTTGGGCAATTTAGCTCTTTATAAAAATCGCTATCAATAGCTAAATCTTTTATATCTATTCCTTCTGGAGGAGTACAATCTAATATAATTTGTTCTACGTAAAAAATACCATCTCTAAAATGTTTATGGAAACTTTTACGAACATATGGAACCATGGTCCAATCCAAATGTGTAGCACTTACACCGCCAAATTGATTTAAAGATTGTAATTGAAAAATTACAGCAACTAATTGGAATGCTGTATTAACACTATTGGCAGGCCGCACATCTGTTTGTCTAGTATTAAAACCTTTAGCTAATAATTTATCAAAAGGCACGGATAAACAATTATGATCTCCAAGAGCATAATGTCCCAAATCGTGGATATAAATTTCATTATTTCTATGAAGATCCGCCATCCATTTCGGCATACAATAATTTAAAGCATATTCTTTTAAGTTAGCTTCACTGGCTTCACCCATACGTCCGCCAAAAGACTCTTCATCAACATTAGCATTTTGCATTTCGTTATTATCAACATTTAATTTAGTTTCAATATTTTTTACATAAATGCCCTTTGCTTCTCTAGCCTTAGTGCGCTCTTGTCTATATGTAATATAAGCCTTGGCAACATCTTTTCGTTTTGTACTCATAAGTCCATGTTCGACAAGATCTTGAATTTCTTCAATAGATAATACGCCGTCATAATCAAGACAATAGCCTTCAATATAATCCGCAATATTATCAGCCTTTTCAATAGCGTAGTCTGTGAGTTTGCCATCTACTGCGGCGAAGGCTTTTAAAACAGCATTTTTAATTTTTTCTGGATTAAACTAAGTTAATCTATTATCTCTCTTTCTAATTTTCATATAAATATATCCTCCTAATTATTTTATTTATTTTAAGGTAACATATATTTTGAAAACAATAAAACTTATTTTAATTAATTTTGTCCATGCTTCTTGATAAGTCTATTATATCATGAATAATAGGCTGAATCTCATCTGTGTTATTTTCAATAACATGATAATGAAAAGGAATATTTAAAAAATCTTTTTGATCAGTTAAATATCGTCTAACTATTTCATCGCAGTCTGGTTCTGTTTCTCTTTGTAACTGGCGGAGTAATCTAATCTTTGGATTAGTTTTAATATATATTGGGAAACAATCTACTTCTTCTTTTTCTAATAATGAATTAATTCCATGGATATTAAACACACCTATATTTATTTTATCAGTAGATAAATGATCTGTTGAAGTACCATACCACCAATTTCTAAAACAAGAGCATTCTAGCAATGGAACACTAAAGAATTCAGAGTTTTTAGATTTAAAATAATAATTAACTCCATCCTTTTCTCCTTCGCGCGGGGGGCGGGTTGTGCATGAAATGATCTCATTAAAATGTGTTTTACCCCAGATTGTTCTCATTATATGTTTTTGTATATAGTCTTTGCCTGACCCTGCAGGGCCAAATAAAGCTATAATTTTATATTTTTTATTCATAATATTTTCCTTTTTTATAAAGTAAATTCAAACTCATCAACACTTGGAATATAATTAGGATTCCATGTAATTGTATATATAGCATCTCCAAATATGGAAGGAGTATCAAAACAACGATACCCTTCTTTTAATAATCTTTTTATGGTTCCATCTTTAGGGATACCACCGTAGTATTTAATTAAAGTTTCATTATTTTTTTTTTGCTCGTTTAATCTCTTTTTTTATAATTAAAAAAGTTGACATTTTATTCATTATTATTCTCCATTCCATATCTAACCGAAGTTAATTCAATATCTTTACCATTTACATTTGTAATTTTATAAATACTATGTCCCGCAGTGGATTTATATCGTTTACAAACAAAAGTATCATCTCTTCTATATCCTGTGATAAGAAGTTTTGTACCTCGCGTAAACCATCCTTTTTCTTTTACTTTCTTTTCGCCCTTATCATTTACCTCACTTATTTGACGATTATACATTGCATAATGGTCTCGTGTAAACTTCACACTTACGACGCCTGCGGTCGTCAGTAATGAAACTATATGTCTGGTATCATTTTTCCCTATAACTGTTCCCGCAATTTTAGAAAGCTTATAAATAGGAATCTGTTTCCCATTTCTTCTAAAGAAATAATCTATTTCAGATACAGGATTTAATGTATTAAAATCTACAATTCCATATTTTCTTTTGTTAATATTTAACAATTCATGCTCGTGATAATAAAAACACAGGGATGACATTTCCCAAGCGGATATGTTGCCTAGTGCATACTTTTCCCACTCTTCTTTAAAAAGAGCTGTGTTTAATGCTTCAAGAACCTGGGATTGTTCATCTTGAAGCCACGCCCGCACATTATCCATTACTCTTTGATAAATTTTATCCCACGTTTTTTGTTTTATGATATAACACCCGTTCATTACATCAACATTATCCATATCAAAATAAGAAGCATAAAAACTCATACTATGCTCTTCGGGCATAAAAAAATAATCTTCCCATTTATTTGTTCTAAGATATTTATTGAAGAAATATACTTTACGTTCAAACTCCAATTCAGGCGGGATTAAATTATGATTTACAAGAGTCGCAAAGTTTTGAAGATTTAATTTACTTTTCGGTTCACTTGTAATAGACAAGTAATAAGCCATAATATATTTACGGGACTCATCTTCAAGATTATCAAATGCGCCCGCCTTAATAAGACTTATCATGGCGGTTTTATTTAATGGACACCTATTGAGAAAGTCTTTAAAAGTTTTATACGGGCGGCCTTCTTTAATTTTATCAATAATTGGCGCCCCCACTCCATTAAGAGCCTTCATTCCAAAAAGTATTTGATTATTTTCTACATCTGGCTTAAATCCATAATCAGATTTATTTATATCAATTAATGAAACTTTAATTCCATCATCAATAATTTCACCGAGAGCTTTTGCAATTTTACCGTAATCTGTCGCTTGCTCTTTTTTCTTTACCGGCTGTCCATCTTCATCATATTCATTATCGTCTTCTTCTTCCAAACTTCCACTATTAACAACAAGACACGCGGTATCCCAATAAATTGGATTCCATCGTGTAGCAATATAAGCGGTTTGAAATCCTATAAAACTATATGCTAACGAGTGAATAATAGAAAATGAATAACCCATCTGAGGTCCAATGCCATTTTCCCAGACATATTTACCGAGTCTATTAGAAGTCGCCTTTTCCAAAACTTTTTGATGTAATTCTGGAATTTTACTCATTTGTTTTTTACCCACAACTTTACGGGCGGAATTAGCTTCGGCTAGACTAAAATTACAAATATCAGGATCCATTAACATTCTCATTAACTGTTCCTGACTAGGCGGAACACCATATGAAGATTTAAAATACGGCTCTAATGTTTTTTGTTCTTTTTCTGTTAATCCCGCATAATCCATTTCTTTATACCAAAGGTTAATATTATTCTTAAAACGAATATATTTATCCATTGGTGTTTCTGCGCCTTTCTCTGCGGTCATTAGACGCATAAGTCCATTTGCGTCTGTAAGTTCAAGAATCGTTGTCGGTTTAATTTTTTTAGCTGCCTGCGCGCCAACTTCCGAATCAAACTGAAATACGTTTATAACGCTACCGTTTTGAATTGCATCCCAGACTTCTTTTTTATCCATTGGTAAAACATTTGGATGAAAATATTTATCATACACTGAACGGAGATTTATTCCATTATCTTCAATTAAACCATCTTCCTGTAAAAATCTAATTGCTTGAGCGAGTTTATCCTGAACTTCTGTTACCAGAAAGTCATACTTAACCATGCCCGCAGCTTCGCAATCGTGAAGATCATATTGTGTAATAATTTCCCCTTTTGGTGTCTTCATGAAACAACCGAATTCATATGGATCTTCATCAAACAAAATAACACCACTTGCGTGGCTAGAACGTTTATTGATAAGTCCTTCAATACCAAACATAATATCAAGTAAGCCAGGATATTGCTTAACTTCATTTATGAATAATGGAATAGGTTCTCTTTCTTTATCAGGATTACCATAAACTACATCATGTAAGCTCCATAAAAATCCTCTCTCAATAGGAATTAATGATGCCATATACTGGGCCTCATCATTATCAATCCCGTCTGTAAATTCTTCTGATCTATACCCGCGGCAAGCTGTAAGAATTGCAGATTTAGTTCCTTCAGTACCATATGTAGCTACTAAAGTGCAACCTAGATTTTTTCTTGATAACTCGTCTATATCAGAATTAAATCTTGCGCCACGTTCTTCTTTAATTTTTTTAACAATTAAACCTTTTTTTGATGGGCATATATCTATATCAATATCACCGAGCTCTGTTCTTTCATCATTCATATAACGAAAGAAAGGAAGATTCCATTCTATCGGATCAAGCTGAGTAATTCCAAGAAGATAATGGTTTAATGCTGCACACGATGAACCTCTACCGGCACCGACAAGACTGCCGCATTCCCACATCATATCAATATAATATTTAAGTGTTATTGGATATTTAAACATGTTTGTTCCAAGCTTCTTCCCGATAACTCTTTTTACTCTTGCTTCTTCTTCAAGTTCTTGATAATATTGATCTCCTTCTTTGTCATATTTATTAGTTTTATTAAACATTTCACTTAATTTTTTATCACATTCATTAATCCAATATCTTTCATAAATATCATTAGAGGTTAGTAAATCTGCTAAATTAGGATAATGTTTATACCAATATTCGCACATATCCGGAGAAGCCTGATGATAATTTTTAACTGGTACACTCGGAATTGTTTGATTATGGAGTAAATCATATATTTCAATTTTATCAAACATTTCCATACTATTTCGACACATATCATCAATCAAAAGACCAATAGATGGTTCAAGATTTTTCTTTAAATCATTATCATCTTGAAGATATGAATACTCATAAAAAGAATCTGTTTCTCTCTCGCCACCTTTAGAATTAAGATATGCCTTATGAATATACCTATCTTCCCGTTTTAGATAATGAGCGTCATCGCCTATTACCAGTTTTTTATTAAATACCTGCGCGATCTGTGCTAATTTATTATTTGCTATAATCTGTTCTTTTGATGCGCCTGGCGCAACTTCTATATAAAAATCATCACCAAATAAATCATCACAAAAGGTCATAAAGTTAATTATTTGTTGATACTTGGCGGCGGCGGTTTGCTCATCTTCTATTCTTCTTGCGCGCTCCATCTCAACGATACAACTTGATAACTCTCCACCTAAACAAGCGGATGTTGCTATAAGATGTCCGGGGTTTGCATTTATAATTTCTGCCAATTCCGTTTTTAAAGTTGGGACACGTTCCATCCCTCTATCCCAATAAGACTGCATCCACGCGCGGGAAGACAATTCCCGCAACTGACGATGACCTTCTTTATCTTTTGCAATTAATATGAAATGATAATATTTAATTCCATTTTCACGGGTATCTGTTAGATATATTTCATTTCCTATTGCTATTTTAAAATCAGGATTTTCTTTTTGAAGTTTACAAACACGAATAGATTGCGCTATCGTTTCATGGTCGGTTATAGCCAATCCTGATAGCCCAATCTCTTTTCCACGCTTTATAAGATCCGGTAACTTTATGATACAATCAAGTAAACGGAAGTTTGACATTTCTGTATGCGTATGAGGACAAAATCTTTGCATATATTTTACCCCTTTCATTGTTTATTGTTACTATTATTATACCATAAAATTATTACTTTGTCAAAAAATCAATCTCTTTAATATTAACAAAATTTTTTATCGAAGAATCTATATATTTTGGTATTTCTTTCTCTAGCTCTGCTGTCATAGTATGAAATAATTGAAATTTATATTTATTCCATACAAATTTATAATTCCATTTATTAATGATAATCCAATTATTAGGATTTGGTTTTAATTGAGATTTTATCTCTTGACATAACTTATAAGTTTCTGGTATCAAATCTACTGTAAACATTATATTGGATACTCCAATTCCTCACATCTTATTCCATGACAATTAAAATATTCTTGTAAGTATCTTCTTTCGCTGCATAAATTATTAGGTGTTTCATATACCATTAAAACAATAGTATCTTTATTAAATTTATTTAAACAAAATTCAAATGCTTTTATCATTTTATCAAAATCAACAGTATCAAGTAATGCTCTGTATTCTTGCATAACTTCGCATATATAATCTTTAGTTTGTAAACCATATGGACATAAGATCTCATTACCATAACATCGTTTTGTATTATATTTCTGGACTATAAGAGGCTCATAGCGGAGACCGCATATGATACCTCGTTTATCTAGGTAATATTGTTTTCCTTCTGGAGGTTTATACCATTCAGGATCATACATTGCAGTTGATACGGGTATCATATTTTGTTTAAAATTACGAATTTGATAAAAATAACTTGTATATATTTTCATGTTTTTATTTCCGTTTCAAACTCTCCTTGCATATTTAAGACAACAGTATTTTTAGGAAATGTTTTTGCAAACTACTGAAGAATACAAGAAGCAGCACTCATGTCAAAAGTATTTGGATTAAATGATAATATAATAGTATCATTGTCTTTTAACGGTTTTATTTTTATATTGAAATATTTACCATCTGACATTACAATTCTTTTATTTATCATGGTATTTCTCCTTCACGCTTACGAATAAAGTAAGTACATCTTAAAGAATACAAAGCTGGCGCGGGTAACGTTTCGTAAGAAGGGACAAAATTAAAATTATTTTCATTTACCTTTTTTTGTAATTTATCAAAATAACTTTCCATTTCATCTTTAAAAGCATAGACATGTACGTGTGAACAGTCTGCGCAACAATATCCTTTAACTATCATGTTTTATTTCCTTGTTGATAATATAATTCTTCATTTTTTGGTGTTAATAAGAACCGTGTTGTTTCTAATTTTAAATCATCTATTGTATATTCTTTATTATACGGGATATGAATAAGTGGAATGTTATGTTTAAAACAATATTTATTTTTAATTAAATCATGTTTTCTAGTCATGTTAAAATCCCAATTTGAAACTTGAAAAAAATGCTGTTCTCCATCATATTCAATAATATGAGATAAAGAAAAATCATCATTAAAAATAGCTATATCAAAAGGTAACGGAGCTTTGTCTTTGCAATCTTCTTCCGTATATTGTTTTGTCCAAAAAAAATCATTTTCAAACAATATTTTCATAATTTTATTTTCATTTTCAAATCTGGAAAAAGGTTTTTCTAATATTTTTTTATAATATTTTTTTAATGCCTCTTTTGCAGTACGAGATTCGTATCTTGGGTTATGAGCCAAATCTTTAATATGCCTTGCATCAGAAATTCGATACATATTTGTAATTAAATCATAAAATAAAAATTTATAGCTCCTATTACTATCTGGCAGTAATCGTAAGATGTATTTATAATTATTAACACATGTATTTAATCTATCGGGGATGCGTGTTCCTCTGCAGTGGTTTTGAATGGGGTTTAAGCATCCGCAGCTTCTAGTTCCTCCTTTTATATTATATTTACCATTCTCTAAATTGTCTTCTCTCACAGAGGTTATATTACCACAATCACATTTACATAACCATTTTTGTCCATGATCTGTCATTATGTCTTTTTTTAAAACAACTAATTTACCTATTCTTTCATTAATTTCAATCATTTATATTACCTTATTAAAACAAGTTTTTCTTCACTACGAGTTACTGCCGTATATAACCAACGAGCATGTTCTTCTCTTTCGAACGGGAACTTCTCTTCTATAACCAAAACTTTAGGCCAACTAGATCCTTGTGATTTATGTGTCGTAATAGCATATCCATAAGTAAATTCTAACGGAACTAAATTTTTTGTACGCCAGTTACCACTTAATTTATAAACAGTTTTATAATCTAAGCACCGCTCACCCGTTAAAATTTCCTGTTCATCCATTTGCAATTGTCCAAATTTTGCTCCGCTGTCAGAAGTGAAGTCTGCCCGCAGCACTTTTATAGATTGACCGCCCGCCCATGCAGGAATCCGATTATAAGTTTCATATACGTTGTCAATATAACCAATTGTTCCATTTACAAGAGGATCGTCATTGGTTGCAAACTGTTCCCAATAGTTGCGGAGACAGATAACTTTATCTGTGGCCTCAGGTTTATCACCTCTTCCAAGCAAGTCCCGCATTTGATTATTAATTGCAATGCGCGTGGCGTTAGTTCCTACAAGAATTTGGTCTGCCCATTGAAGAATACCAGTATTTAAATCTTTCTTAGGCATAACTATAACATCGTTTTCTTTTGCATATTCAATTGGCTCTTGATGTCTAATCTTCATAGATAATCGAATAATATCAGAATCTAAAGCCTGCCGCATAATCTCATCAAGAAATACATCTGGATGAGCCAATAATCCATTATCTTGATTTTTATCCACAGGCGGAAGCTGAAATGGATCTCCTAAAGCTATAACGTAAACGTCATGGGTAAATAAAAGATTCATGAGTTCCGCGGGAGCCATACTAACTTCATCTACTACAATGATCTTATATCCAATTTCTAATTTAGGTTTGCGGAAAAAAGTCCCGTCAGGTTTAGGAATACTTTCATAAAGTAGTTTATGAAGAGTAGAAACATTTTTGTTCCCTTTTTTAAGTAGAACTTGTGCAGCCTTGCCTGTAAAACTGCAAAAACAAACATCTTCTTCTGGATCTATCCCATAAGAGCTTAATGCTTCAATAATAAATTTAACTAACGTACTTTTACCTGAACCAGCGTACCCCGATATTACACAGCATTTTTCGTCATGTAAATATTTTTGTACTGCTAAAAATAATCCTTCTTCTTGTTTTTGTGTTAATAAAATAGACATATTAATTATGTTCTCCTATTGCTTCATTTAATATTTGACAAAAACGTGCTATATCACGATTTGCTTGTTTAAAATACCATTCTCTTTCATGGGATTGGTGATCTCTTTCCCATTCCCACTGTGCCATAGCTTCTCTAGCACGAATGTATCTATACACCAAGGAATCATACTGATATCCTTTTAATTCTTTTTCATCTTCTTCTGTTTTTATTTTAAATACGGTATCTCCAATACCAATTGAAGTTAGAGAATTTGTTGAATCAAAAGTTGCCATAATTACTATTCCTTTCTTTTTCTTTTATTATACCATAAAACTTATAAAAAATAAAATGGATTTAAAAAAATCCAAAACCCATTTTAAAATCAGAACTTGGCCCTTTGCGCCCCGAGCAGCTATTTACATCAAAAGATATAGTCACAAGAGTCAATAATCTAATAATCTTCTATAAATAATTGTGCCGATATATTACCCATCCATTCATTTTGATTCGCGCGGCCTACTATATTTAATTCATACCAGCCATTCGTGTTTTGTAACTTAAAGCACTCTTCATCAGATGCTCTAAACTTCATTAAACTTACTCCATTGGGTAAAGAAATTTTTAAAGTATTATCTTTCTTTTGATACACCGTAACCATATCAGCAGAAACTTTTAAATGTTCAATACAGATATAAGGTTCTTCAATATCTTTTCCCCATAAATCTTCCATATTAGCAATAGTAAGTAAGTCTTCAGGTAAAAAATTATTACCTTCGTAGATATAATCTACATAATATACAGCTTCATTACTTATATCTTCTAGGGCGACATCGGTCTATAAAAGAAAATCCTATATTTTTCCTACATTTATACTTGCACCGAAGGCATTTTGGTGACCGATAAGATAGTTTGTAAGACCGGTTTCCGCACAAATAGCCTTAAAATCATCAATATCTATTTTATCACAGCCGCGAGCTGAACCTTCATAAGTTACTTGTGTTTTTGCTTCTATAGTAAAACCGTTTTTTATTGAGATTATTTCATTTTCGCATCGTGTTAAAACCATAACTGGTCTTTGATATTTTGCCATAATTTTATTAGCACATAGACCGGCTATGTTTCGGTCAATTTCTCCAGGCTCTAACTTAAAAAAGATAACCTTATGATCTAATAGATGTTCATTTTCTATTTTTTCTTCTAATCGTTGCATCCCTATATCCTGTGCTTTTGTTTGTCTACTTTTGACATTAATGGCTGCGCGAATAGCTTGATCAACTAAACGTTCTGTTTCTCCTAAATAATGGCCTCGTTTCGTGGATAATAATTCTTTAAAAGCTTTATGATATAACATAGATTCAAATACTAATGTTTTTTCTTCTATAGTCCCGCTTCTACATATAGCATTAATATACGGGGCGATATAAAAAGCTACGCTGGTATGGTTAATTTTTCCCTTCATAGAGAATTCATTTTTTTGTGCCAATAAAGCAAAGAAAGGATTTGTTACATTTTTAAAACCTTTATTAACAAGGTGCTTTGTTTCAATACTTGTCATGCTCATCATATCTGCACAAAGACCAAGAGCAACAAGGTCTAAATATTTATCTGCATAATTAACGTTTAAAATTGAATCTATATAACGACAAAATTGCCATGTGACTCCCGCCCCAGAGAGTTCTTTATTAGGATATTCTTGTATTTGATTATTAATAATAATTGCATATGGATTGTCTTGTTCTTTTAAATGATGATCCATGATAATAATATCAGTATTTAATTTATTTAATTTTTCACAAGCGGCGGTATCATTTGTACCGGCGTCGGGAATTAAAATTAAACGATATAAGTTATCTTCTAAAATATTCTAAATATGATCATTTAAACCATGCTGTTTACCTGAATGGAGAATATAATGAACTTTATTCTCTACCCATGAAGGAAATAAATTATATAAATAATTTATAAGGATAGCAGCGCTAGTAAAACCGTCACAGTCTGAATCAACTAATACTAAAGTATTATCGTTATTTTGTACATGCTTAATTAAGGCGGAAGCTGCTTCCCGCATTAAATCTTCTCCAAACATTAAAGGATCATTTATTACATCGTCTGTTGTATTTAAATAAGCTGGTATTAAATTTAAAGGGATATTTCTATTCGTTAATACTTGTTCTATTGTAGAATAGCTTGGATTAATCTATTTAATAAGTTTATATTTCATATTGTTTTCTTCTTTCGTTTATTTATTTTTTTAATTATACAAAAAAATCTGAGAGTTGTCAAGTTTCAACTCTCAGATTTGGATTCGATTTTTAAATAAGTAAAGAAAAGTTTCTTTATCAACATCAATAGGAGATTGTTTGTAACCTAATTTATCTTCTAAGTCAAATAAAAAAGATATTTGAATAATCCCGCAGTATTTTTTATGTATATTATATAATTTATCAGTCCATTTCTTCCATTCAGCATCGTGTAACTGCTTATACTGTTTATCAAACGCTATAACAATTTCTTGTACACCTAATGATAATAATAGTTCAAATTGATAATTAATTAAACTACTACCACAGGCGGCAACACTTATATCATTCTCTGTACCAAAATAACTTCCATATAGAAGAGTAGATTTTTCTCCTTCAAAAACAATGGCTTTTTTAATAGCACGAATATTATTTTTGCTTCTATTTAAGTTATATAAATTGAAACTCAATGGATGATTATACATAATTCCGTTAAGAATTGCGGGCTTATATTTACCATATACCTCATTTTCTGTAAGTAATGTTCTTTCTCTTACCCCAATTAAAATATTATTAATATCATAATGAGGGATAATAATACCTTGATTTTTTGGATCATACCTAATATTATGAGAGTTCATTACTTCTTGAGCAATGCCTTCTCTGATCCATGGTAATATTTTTGGTTGAGGAAAATTCTTTAAAAAATCATCATTATAAGTTTTGAGAGATACTATCTGTTTATTTAATTTATGATGCTTTTTTGCTTCTAATTTATTAAGAATTTGCCAATCTTGAAGTTCTGTACGTTCAATAGAAAAATTTTGATTTTCTTCCTCAAGTCCAAAAAACATTGCTACAAAATGAACCGCGTCAGGTAATTCCCAAGGTCTGGTTGTTTCAATCGCCTCTCTAGACCAGTATGTAATCACCGCTCCCGCCAGTCTTTTTATTTTCAGAGTCAATTGAAAGATATCAAAAGCACCCTGTTCTGAACATTCAGTAAAACAGCGGAAAAGTTTTGTGTTATTATAATAGTATAATTTAAATGATCCGTGACCTGGCGGGTTATGGCATATAGTTCTGGATACTATTATTTCATCGTGAAGTTGCGGCTCCCCGCCCATTTCCGCTAGGAATTCATATACTTGATCTATTGTTAAATTATTTTTAATTTTTTCTAGGTGTTGTTTACGTTCTATTTCATTCATGATTCATCTCTTGACATGACATTAATTCTATAATCATCCATTTCAATAAGTTCATAATTATATGTCGTTGCAAACATAGGATTAATTCGACAAATACCTAAATCCGCATTACACCACAAAAGAAGATGATTATATCTCCCCCGTCGATTTTTATAGATTGAAATTTTAAGATTAGGCATTTCCCACCCGCGCTCTTTGGTTATTTGACCTATTGCTTCTGTATCTGCTTCATTTAAACGTAACATAATACTACCCATATCAATTTTATCAGCAATGCTTTTTGCACCTCTAAGAAGGTTTTGATCATATATATTAGCATTAACGTAATCAGCATTGAGCTGTGTACTTGACATAATAAATATTCCGTATTGAGTTGCAAGATCTTTGAGTCTTACACTAATCATAAAAAGAACATTATCTTCTCGTAATCCTTTAACAGATGCTCGTGAAGATACCTCAGAAAGAATTTTCATACTACTATGAATATAGTCTAAAAATACATAACGTATATCAAATTTTCTAACGGCCAGTTTAATAAGATTTTCTATATCTTTTAATGAAAAATCATGAAGTTGTTTTAAATAAAGCGGACTCTGTTTTATAATCTCTTGAGCATGGACTACACGTTCAATTTCACCTGGCTCATATCTATTTGTTAAAATATGATCCTCCGGTACGGCAGCTATAAAAGCCCACATCATAGTTTGAACTTCACTAAAAATTTGCTCTGTCATTACATATATTGAAGGTTCTTGAGTGCCATTAGAAACCCATTGTTTTGTTGCGGGATCATATAATTCGTTACAGGCTATATTACAACAATCTGCTACCATTGCACGGCTTTTTCCTACGTTTGTTGCCGCAGATCTAAGATAAAATTTACCTAACCGTGCGCCTCTGGTAATCGTATTAATTAAATTACCATAAAGAGGATAGCCTATATCAGGGGTAGTTTGTAATTCATTCCAAAGTCTTTCGGCACCCTCTCCAGCCTGAATAATATCATTACCGGCGGCCGCATCAACATATTTAAGTTTAATATCCTCAATTTGATCATTTATGATATTCGCAATCTGCTCTTCAGTATGATTATCTAACCAATCTTCTTGCTTTTGTTTTTTCTTTTGATCGAATATATTATCCATATCATAGAAATTAGAAAGATCCATACCAACCTTTTCGTTATATGCTCTAAGTAGAGTCATCTTTTTCATTCTATGATAATAAAAATTAAATGCTTCGGGCTGGCAGTTTTCACTTACTTTTTCAAGATATTCTGCCCCTTTATTATTTTTATATACTGCAAGTTTTGTAGGACGTTGATCTAAATAATTTTCAATAGTAGCAGAATCTATTTTATCGGCGCCTAACTGATGAAGATTATATATACTACCAAAAATTACTTTATGAAAATCTTCGATAAAGTCATTTAAAGTAAATGAGTAAGACTCATTATCTAAAAGGTTTGGATTTTGATATACACATCCTATCACTTGAACTAATGCGGGAACATCTACGTAACGGGTTTTACTCATTTATTTGCCTCTCTTAAATCTTGTAGCGGGATTGACCAAGTTTCTCCTTCTTTAGTCATTAAAATAGCGTTACCGTTATTTTTATCAAAGTCCCCTGTGAATAAGCCACTTTTTATTTTATTCTCATAATTATTAGTATACCATGTGTAACGTTTCCCTTTAGTTATTTGCATAATTTAATCCTCCCTTGCGCTTCCAACTCTTCATATTCCCAAAGTTTTTCAATGCAATTAATTAAAGGAAAATCAAATTTATTTGTAATAGTTGTAACCATATATCCAGTATAATCAGTTGCATAAAAAACATTATTTACTTTTTCAATCAATCTTTCTGGTTCATGAGTAATAGACATACTTATTCCTCCATATCTAATAAATGCGGCGGTTGCTTCCATGATCGAGGAGATTGGATATTAAAAGTTATAACCGATCCCCGCCCCTTAACTTTTTTATTCTTCTCTTGCGCTTGATAAATTTTAGAATAATATTCACGGACTTCATCATAAATAAAAGGTATGATACCAATCCCGCCATGGCCTTCTTCTAAGTTACCATGATTGATATTATAAAACCAGTGAAGACAAGCTGTCATGCCGCTCCATGTATAACCATATTGTTTTATGTATCCTGTTGCTTGGCTATTAATCAACATAAAGTTGTAATCTTTGCCGTATATAGTTTTAACCATTTCGTAAAAATGCTCTTTGTCATATTCTTCTTTTAATAAAGAAGGATTTTGTTGTTCTGCGCATTTTACATGAGCATAACGACGTCCAACTTTTACGCATGGCTCTTTTTCTCTATTGAATTGTTTTTCACAAAATATACATTTTACATATGCCGCCATATTTTCACATCCTATATTTCTTTATAAATATATTATACCAAAAAATATAAAAAAAATCAAGGGAGAAAATCTCCCTTGAGAAATTAATTATTTAAAAGTTCTTTAAGATCAAATACAATCAAAGAAATTTGTTCAACCTGATCTCTTGTTGCCATTGATACTTTCTTTCCTTTACCAAGATATTTATCGGTAATCTATGTAATACGTGGAGCGTAATATTCCATTCTTTCTGGCGGAATTTCTTTTACAAGATTTGTAAACTCTTCCATTAAGGCATCAAAGTTTAATTCTTCCTTAATGGTTTCCGTATTACGTTCATCTGTGACAAATTCATGTCCACTATGACGAACCTCTTCATCAATAGCATGATTCAAAGCATCTACAAGAGCATCGTATGATAGGTCAACTTCTGGTGCTATATATTTAAAACGAGAACCACAATCAATTGTTCCATCCATCGATCTGAGAGTAAGAACTCGTTTAGGAGCGCCATCTCTCATTACGATATGAGCATAAGCATAAATGTCAACCATATCTTTGATAATTTCATTATAGCTGCTTCCAAGAGTAGGAACAACTTGATTATATTCTGTGCCATCCTGTCTCTTAAAGGTTTTGTCTTTGTCATGAGAAATAAATAATACTGCATATCCCATCTGAGTAATGGCGCGGAACGTGTCTTCCAGTTCACGTTTTACTTTAGACCAGCCTCCGCCATAAGGGATCTGATTAATAGAATCAACGCCCGCCTGAGATATAATATACTTCTCACACATGGTACTAGCAACATCAATAGTATCAACAATAATGGAATTGAATGTTTCTTTTACTTCCGGTTTTTTAAGTTCGCGGAGCACCATTTTCATTTCTGACCAGGATGTAATATCCTGTGGATAAACATTTGGTAATGCATTGTACCCTTTCTAGCAAGCTAAAAGAAGAGCCTTAGGCATCTGTACTCCAAAGGTGGTTTTACCAATTTTAGTAGGTCCGTAAATATATGTTATATATCCGCTAAGATCGCGGCTAACTTTATGTGGTTTAATACTAAGTAAATCTATAGGCATATTATCTTCTCCTTTTTATTTATTTAGAAAAAGGAAGGGAAATTCCCTTCCTTATAATTAAAAGTCAAATTTTCCCGTAGGAATATTACTAACTGGTGAAGGTCCAGAAGAGAATGCTGAAGGAGCGGGCTGGCTATTACGACTTGCGTAATATTCTTTGGCTCTGGCTTTTACATCCTCAAGATGTACATTTCTATCCTGGAATGCTTTTTCAAGATCTGCGTCAGTAATTGTGTTTTCTTCTCCATAAATATAAGGTTCAGGTTTAGCCCATGTAATTTCCCATTCTTTTGCGTGACGTTCAGAAGTTTCTACCTGAGGCCCGCCAAATGCAGATTCAAGGGTTTTTGTTACCACAACTGTGGTACTGTTAATTTCTCCACTTACCTGTGTATAAATTTTATTTGCATTAGAAGCTTCAAGACCTTCAAAGTATTCCATTGCATCTTCACGTCTTACTACAAATTCAATCGGAAGAACTGCATTTCTAAAATCAAAAATGACACCTTTAACTTTAAGATAATCTTTTTCGATATTCTTTTCAAAATCGGCTTCTACTCTAATTACCTGATTAATAACAATATCTGCTGTAAACTTCTTTCTTGCCTTTTCATCAGTATTCAGCGTAGAAACAATAGAAACAAATCCTCCCTCACTTCTCTGCTGTGAAACGAGTTCATCGCCGCCCTCTGGATAAAAATCATTCAAAGCAATTGATGGAGTAAGTTTTACTTTCATCGCGGCGGCCGCACCATCATTTACTACAGTCTTGCCTGTTTCCATAATACGTTTTAGATTATTAAAAGTATTATTAACGCCACCAGCCTTAGTTGTTGGAGTTACGTAAGTATAATTTACTGTAATAACATTCATACATGCGTCATCTGTTGCTACACTTACAGTACCTCTAATAAACTCTTTTCCAAAATTTGCGGACTGCTGATTCTGAACGGTCTTTATTTCAAGATTCTGTTCATAAAGCAATCCTTCTACGTTACAAGTATTAATATTTTTTCTCATATTTTTTTCTCCTATTTTTTATATTCTTATTATACCATTTATTTTTTATATTGTCAATTATAAGTAATAAGGTAGTCACTGTAAGGTAAGGTTTCTATCCAATCACAAAACTGTCTCCACTCTGTTAATTTATGATGTTTCCGCTGAAAATATATATTACGTAAAACTTCATAATTAAAAGTCATTGTTCTTGTCTGTAGCCAACTTGAGGGAAGCCAACGGATAAGTTCTTTCCAGTAAGCCTTATCTTTTGTTTCAAGATATTTAAGACGAAGCGTTTCAAGATGCTTAATAGTATCTTTTGCAAAATCATCGACAAAATAATTATAAACGCCATCCTTGTCTTCTTCTATATTATCATATAAAATTAAATTGTTTTTATAATCATCCGTTTCAAAACAATCTATAGTGATAGGCGTAGAAGCAAGTTTATGCATCGTTGATGTTGAATTAGCTACGGTACCGATTTTATATGTATCGGCTTCTTTCCACCAATATAATGGAGCTGTAATATCAACAGAAACAAAGATCTGTCTTAAAAATTTTCTATCACTTGTTCCAGCTTTAATCATCCTCTGTGCTAAATCCATATCTTTAGGACCGATAAAAGCATATTCACAACAATCATGATTTAATCTTAAAACTCCGTTTTTTCTTAACCATTCAGCGTATTTTTCAGTTTGTTCATAATACTTGTCATACTCTTCATCAAAATCATACCCGTAATTCACTTCTTCCCAATATCCAGCAACCTCATAATCAGCATCACAGTATTCGGTAGAGTCTATTCCAAAAAGACTATCTGATTTACTCCAACTTTCAAGAGGATTTCGTAACCCTCGAAAAGCATTTTCAAAATTACTTACATAAGTATTCGCAAATATCATTTTTTATTCCCACCTGTTCCATTCATACCAAACTTGTCTGATTGATAAGTTTGTATCCAAAAACGCTATCTTTCATTTAATTTTTCCCTTTTACATTCCTATATAATTTGAAAGGTAAAATTATATACTCCTTCTTGTTGCATTAGATTATATAATTTATTTGTAGACGGTGCATCTATGCCAAGACCACATTTTACATGCTGCTTAAAGCGGGCGGCAATATCTACACTTTGACCAATATATGCTCGACAATCTTTTAAGCATGTTATTTTATATATACCACAAACAGTTTTACCTTCTGTAAGTCTGTTACATAAATCACTCGTAGGCTTCATTATACAGGAAGACCATATAATTTTACTAACAAGAGAAGGATCAGACAACTGATTTTTCCAAGAATTAAGTAGCTATATATCTTGTTTTTGTTTATCTGTAATTTGAATCTTATAAAAGTCTAACTGTTTATTTCTCTCTTCTTCTTTTCTTTTTGCTGCGGCGGTCGCAGTTAATTCTGCTTGAAGCTAGGCCAAAGATGACTCAAGCTATTTCCGCCCATTTTCAAACTATATTTCTTTTTGATTATAAGCTTTATTAAGAGTCTAAACGTAATTTAAATATCCTTTTTCGTATTGTTTCTAAAGTTTTTTATACGTCTGTTCTCTTTTTTTTAACTATTCAAGCCTATTATCGTTATAGTTTTCATTAGCTTCCGCCAATTTTCTATACTACTATTGCTATTCCTTTATTCTTTTTGAAACCTAATCTACTGCTTGCAATAGCTTTTCTTTTTCTTCCTATAACTATAAAAGTTGTCTTTGGTTATCAATGATCTTCTATTCTCGATCATCTTTTAATTTAAAGCCTGAATATAAAAGGAAAATACCTGCTATTATTAATATAATTCCTATTATATGTGTCATAACTTTTATCCTTTAAAAAGAAAGCAGGTTAAGTTATTTCCTAACCTGCTTTAAAATTTACGCTACAGGAGTAAAAGCACGTCCCGCATCTGTCATCTTAATAAACTTAACGCGTTCATGTTTGATGGAGCCGTCTTCCTGTTCCAATTCAAGTTCCCCTTCAACTCTTTCCATAAGAGGAACAATAACCTTTTCGCCGTTAATTTCTTCTCTATGTCTCTGGAAGCTTGCTGTTACGATACCATTTACTTGCTTCACGCCACGACCATTTTCAGGATCAAAGCCAAGGGCTTCTGCAATATCCTTTGCAGTAATATTTTCATCTTCGTGGGCCTTTACATATTCAAAAACCTTTACACTATTTTCACTCATTGCCATAATTTTATTCTCCTTTTTAATTAATTATTTATTTCTTTTATGTTTATATTATATAATAAAATTTTTTGAAAGTCAAAAATTTTTATCTTGAATTATTTCGTCTAAGAAGAGCATATCTTCCAAAGACAGTGACATTATTATATTTTCAATTTTCTCCTGAAGAGATTTATTATTTTTGTCCTTTGAAAGCAGATTCTCATATTCAAAAATCTGCTTTGCTATTTTCTTTAATTCATTTATCTTTTTCATATTATTATTATACTAAAAATTTTTATAGTTTTCAAGTTGCTGAATTAACATAACTAGGTTCAATGTCTTCATCAGGAGGAGTTACAAGTGTTAAGAACTCCTCCTCATTAATAATAGGAATATGAAGTTTTATTGCCGTTAAATTTTTAGAAGTTTGACTGGTAGTATCGTTATTTATTAAATAGGATGTTTTAGAGGTAACAGATCCTGTGACTTTTCCGCCCTTAGATTCAATGAAGGATTTAAGTTCATCCCTATTTTTCCACTGTTTAATTTTTCCGGTAATACAGAATACTTTATCTTTTAAGACTGTATCATTAAGGATTGGTGCCTCTATTTTTTCGTTAATGTAATTATTATAAATATAATCTGCTTCAGTATAATCGTAATCGAGAAGTTCCTCAATCATCACTTCACCGATGCCCGCGATTTCATAAAGACTCTTAGACTTTTCTTCTATTGCTGCTCTGAAACTATTATAATTATGGAATTTTTTCATTAAAGCTTCTGAAGCTACTTTTCCAATTAGCGGAATACCTAATGCACAGATGAATTTAGTAGCAGGGCAGTCTCGTGCAGCATCAATAGCATTAAGGATTTTATCCACTGAAGCTGTGCCAAATCCAGGTTTCTTAATCCATTCTTCACGATGATTCTTTAAAGTAAATAAATCAGAAATAGAGGTAGTCCATTCCCAATTAATTAACTTTTCTATTGTCATTTTAGATAATCCTTTGATATCCAGTCCCTTTTTTCCACAAAAATGATCCAGTTTATTAATTAACTTACCATCACAATTAGGATTATCACAATAAACTCGGGTAATACCATTTTCTGTTTTATAAGTAACATCATGTCCACAAATAGGACATCTTTCAATTACGTCATTTGCGGAAACACCTCCATTAGCAATAACGTATCCATAATCATATTTTGGTCCCGCAGAATAAATCTGTGGAATTATCTGATTGGCTTTATAGATTTCTAACGGCTCTCCAACGTAAGCGCAATCTCCTAATGTTTCTTTCATTATACTAACATTATGAAGATTTGCTCGTGATACTTCTGTACCGTCAATTTCAACAGGATCAAATACTGCAACAGGAGTTAATACACCTGTCCGCCCCATTGTCCATGAAATATGACGGAGTCGGGTAGGATATGTTTCGTCATAAAATTTAAGACATAAACCGCCTTTAAAATGATGATCTGTACGCCCTGCATCGTTATATTCTTTTATTTCATCATATTTAAAAACAACGCCATCAATAGGATAAGAAAACTCTTCGCTCATTTTTATAACAGAGTTTATATAATCTTCTAGTGACGTATTGATGCTTTTATCATTAATAAACATTGGCACTACTTCAAATCCATAGGTTCTTAAAGAAGAAAGGTTATTAGAAAGATACTCATATCTTCCACCTTTTACAACATCCCAAGCTACAAAAGTTAAACGTCTTTTATGACATTCACGTGAGTTAAGAAGTCTGATACTTCCACTTGCAAAGTTTCTGGGGTTTTTATATTCATCTTTAAAAGATTTAAAATTATCATAAGTACAAATAATTTCCCCATCAATAATTATTTCTTCCTTTCTATCAATCGTCTTAGGAATAGAGGGGATTATTTTTGCATTATGAGTAATATCTTCTCCGATAAGTCCATTACCTCTGGTTTCTGCGGAAACCAGCTTACCATCTAAATAACGTAATGAGCAAGTTAATCCATCCATTTTTGCCATTGCGATCCAGTCATGTCCTTCAAGGAAGGCCGCAATGTCATTAATATCTTTTGTTTTATCAAGAGATAACATGGGATGATTATGTTCAATCTTTTTTAACTCTGAAACAGTTTCAAAAAAGATTGTATGAGTAGGAGAATTAGGTAAAATCTCCCCTGTATTATTTTCTAAATTAGCAAGTTTAAAATACATATTATCCCATGCTTTATCAGAAATTATTGGACGGCCTTTATCATAGGCAATAGTTGCAACATTAAGTTTTTCTATTAAAGTAGTCATTTCCTGTTTTTGTTCAAACGTTGCCGCCATAGTAAGCCCTCC